CGACGGCGGTTATGCCCGTGGTTACACCCATGCCTTGACACACTGGCGAGGCTTGTTGGCAGGTTTGGATGTGTTGCGTGTGACGCGCGGTATGTGCATCATTCTGTTGGCGCATGCTAAGGTCGAAACATTCTCTGATCCGGAAGTCGGTGCATATGATCGTTTTTCTCCGCGTCTGCATAAGCATGCCAATGCTGTGATCACCGAATGGGCCGACGCGGTGTTGTTTGCCACACGTAAGATCATCACCAAAACCGAAGACGCAGGTTTCAACCGTAATCGCACGTTGGCTTCCGGCTTAGGCAAAGATGGCGGTGAACGTGTGATGCGTTGCGTCGGCAGCCCTGCCTGTATTGCCAAGAACCGTTATGGCTTGCCGACGGAACTGCCATTGTCATGGAATGCCTTAATAGAAGCGATGATGCAGGCCGACACACCCACGTCCAATCAAACCACTTCACACAAGCATTAACCCATAAAACACAGTCTTTTTGTCAACAACCATTTCCCAATTAATGGAGCAATATCTCTATGGCTAATCTCAATGGCTTTAACGCAAATGATGTCGAACCCAACACGGCATTTGAACCGATCCCCGCCGGTAAATACCTGGCAGCGATCACCGCATCAGAAACCAAGCCCACAAAATCCGGGGGTGGCAGCTATTTGGAGTTGACCTTTTCGATTCTGGAAGGTGACTACCAAGGGCGCGTGCTATGGGCGCGTCTGAACCTGGACAACCCCAATGCCACTGCAGTCAAGATTGCCCGTGGCGATCTGTCAGCGATCTGCCGTGCAGTCAATGTCATGCAGCCCAAGGACAGCACCGATCTTCATAACTTGCCACTTGTGGTCAACGTCAAGCTGAAAAAACGGGCCGACAATAACGAACTGACCAACGAGATCAAGGGCTTTGAGCCCAAACAATCCCCCGAAACTTCCAACACAACATCTCAGAAACCGGTAACCGATGGTCCTGCACCGTGGAAGCGCTGAGGGGGTGTCACATGGAATTAGTTTTACCTTATCCACCTTCAGTTAATCACTACTGGCGTCACTTCCGGGGGCGAACACTTATCAGTCATCAAGGTCGTGCGTATCGCCAGCAGGTTCAAACACAGTGTCAGGGCATGGGCGGCCAACCGCCACGTGATGGTCGCTTAGCCGTGGCGATGGATGCGTTTCCACCGGATCGACGCAGACGTGACTTGGACAACATCCAGAAAGCTTCGCTGGATTCAATGCAGCATGCAGGCATCTATCTCGATGATTCACAAGTGGATTTACTTGTTACGCGTCGTCGTCTTCCGATTCCCGGTGGCCAACTGGTTGTGCGAATCCAAGAGTACCCACTTCATCGTTGCCCGTTATGTGGTAGCCCGATGCCCAGCCTTGAAAGTAATCATCTTTATGACAACTGAAATTCAAACACTCCAACTCAATCAGATTCGCATTGACGGGGGCACACAACCGCGTGTTGCCATTGATGAAGATGTGGTCGCCGAATATGCCGACCTGTACACCGACGGTGTCGATCTGCCACCGGTCACCGTGTTTCATGATGGTTCAACCTATTGGTTAGCTGATGGCTTCCATCGCTATTGGGCCAGTAAGCAAGCTGAACACGATGCGATTGCGGTTGATGTCCAACAAGGGACACGCCGCGATGCGATTCTTTATTCAGTCGGTGCCAATGCTTCCCATGGCCTGCGTCGAACCAATGAGGATAAGCGTAAAGCCGTGACGATCATGCTCGAAGATGAGGAATGGTCGCAATGGTCGAACCGTGAAATCGCCAAGCAATGTGGGGTTGCAGAGTCCAGCGTTCGTCGGACAAGAGAAAGTCATACTGCGCCATTGGCGCAGTATGAAAAAAATTTAAAAAATAATCGAACCTTCATTCACCCCCGTACCGGCAAGCCCAGCAGCATGAACACGGGCAATATCGGCCGTCCTGAATCATCTCAACCACCTAAAAAAGTCTATCGTCCCAAAGCCTGTCACAGTGAACACAGCCCCGTTCCCATGCGGGCCGTGTCACTGCCCTTGAACAATCCCCAGCTCGCTGCCAAATGCATGATCGGCCTCTACGGCAAACCTTATATGCAGCAATTGGCAGCCGAAGCCATTCGCATCATCTCTCGCAAGGAAGGAACCAAGCATGATCGCAACACTCACCAGTAAACCCATTCCCCAGGTCAAGACCACGTATATGAACATCAACCCTGATCTCGCAACGCAATGGCTCGAAGGCAACGTGCGTAACCGGCGCATCGATCCCAAGCATGTCGACATCCTGGCTCAGGACATGGAAGCCGGTAAATGGCGCATGACCCATCAGGGGATTGCCTTCAGTGACCAAGGCATTCTCGTCGATGGCCAGCATCGTCTCTGGGCCATCCTTCAGTCCGGCTGCACCATCCGCATGGCGGTGTCGTTTGGCATCTCCGTTGAAAGTGTCGATGCCATCGACGGTATGAAAGCCCGCACGTTCGTGGATCGGATGAGACTCAATGGGCTTTTTGGTCTGGATGGCGTATCTCCCAACCATACCGCCACCTTGCGCGAAATGATTCGTGGCCTGAGCGACAGCAAAAGGCTGGCGTATTACAAAGAAGTCGTATTGATGGATCGGCACATCAATGCCGTGCAGTTTGCAACTGCCCATGTGGCGACCAAGACCAAGGGCATTGCTGTGGGCTATGTGCGTGCCGTGATCGCGCGAGCCTGGTACTCGGTGGATCACGACGAACTTGCCCAGTTCTGCCGCGTCCTGTCCACCGGCGTGTCCGAAACCCCGTGGGATTCAACCATCATCAAGCTGCGCAATCAACTGATGGTCATGGGCAGCACACGCAATCGAACCCTTCAGAAAGAAGTGTACGGCAAGGTCGAACGCGTGTTGACTGCCTGGCTCGATGGTGAAAATCCCCGTCGCATCTACCCGATCACCGTTGAACAATTCATGCTGCCTGAGGAGGTGATCGATTGATACAGGCTTGTGCCCAACAACCTGTGATCGAACTCCGACCGTATCAGGCTGAAGCGGTGGATGCTGTGTATGAGCATCTGCGCAGTCGGGATGACAACCCTTGCGTTGTCATCCCGACTGCTGGGGGCAAAACGCCCATCATGGCAACCATCTGCCGTGATGCTGTGTCCAAGTGGAATGGCCGCGTGCTGATTCTTGCCCACGTTAAGGAATTGATTGAGCAGGCCGTCGACAAGCTCCATGCCATGGCACCGGACTTGTGGTATCGAATCGGATGTTACTCAGCGGGACTCAAGAGTCGGGATACGGAGCATGACATCATCGTGGCCGGGATTCAGTCGGTGTATCGCAAGGCAGCTGAGTTGGATCGGTTTGATCTGGTGCTCATTGATGAGGCTCACATGCTCCCACCCAATGGCGAAGGCATGTATCAGCAATTCATCAAAGAAGCCAAGCTCGTCAATCCCAACGTCCGACTCATTGGATTGACCGCGACTCCATATCGCATGACCAGTGGAACAATATGCGGCCCAGCTCCGGAACACCTGCTCAACCACGTCTGTTATGAAGTGGGTGTCAAAGAACTCATTGCTCAAGGCTACCTGTGCCCGCTCAAAACAAAGGCAGGTCGCCGCAAGGCCGACACCACGAATCTACATATTAGAGCCGGTGAGTTCATTGCGGGTGAAGTTGAAGCCTTGATGGATGACGATGGTCTCGTTCATTCAGCCTGTCGGGAGATTGTTGAGCAGACAAAGGATCGTCGTTCGGTGTTGATCTTTGCTGCCAGCGTACAGCATGCCCAACACGTGCAGCGCGTCCTTGGTGAGATGGGCCATGAGTGTGGATTCGTCTGCGGCGATAGTTCGGGCATCTTCCGCGATGACATTCTGCGTCGGTTCAAGGATGGCGACCTGAAATATCTGGTCAACGTCAATGTGCTGACCACAGGATTCGACGCACCCAACATCGATTGCGTTGCACTGCTACGTCCAACCAATTCTCCGGGGCTTTATTACCAGATGTTGGGTCGCGGATTCCGCTTGCATCCTGACAAAATCAACTGTCTGGTGCTCGACTTCGGTGGCAACATTTTACGGCATGGGCCAGTGGATGCCTTGCAGATCAAGGACAAAACTGATCGGAAAAGCAGTTCCGAAGCTCCGGCCAAAGAGTGTCCCAACTGCCAGGCATTGATCCATGCGTCGTACAGCGTGTGCCCGGACTGCGGCCATGAATTCCCGCCACCAGAGCGGGATAAACACGATGGTAGTGCTTCGACTGCTGGTGTGTTGTCCGGTGAGGTGACTGAAACCGATTATGACGTGGGTGAGGTGTATTACAGCATTCACACCAAACGCGGCGCGTCACCCGATCATCCCAAGACACTGCGTGTCGATTACCGCTGCGGGTTCAACGAATACCACAGCGAATGGATATGCGTGGCTCATCCCAAGGGCAGTTACGCCTGGCAGAAAGCCAGCACATGGTGGCAGGCTCGAACCAATGAACCCATGCCTGATACCGTAGAACGGGCCGTCGAGTTAGCCGAAAACGGTG